CGAAGGGTTTTTCAAATTAGCCATATCATACTCCGTCAGAAACGTCCACCCACCAGGAAGCTTAACGGTTGTCGAAACCCCTTTGATTTTAGAACCGCCATAGCCCACCGAAGCAACAGTTGAGCTTGTCCCGGTAATGATATCACTAAAAAATCCTTGAAACCCACTATAGAGTCCACTCATGGATTCAGCCATATAGCTCATCGCCGAGCGGTGTGCGTTTTTCCACATCTCATAATAGGTGTCTAAATATTCCTGCCGTCCCGCCAGGTTTTGTGCCTCTAACGCTTGCTTTTCCGCTAGAAGCTGAAGATACCGGTCAATGTCGCCATCTTTGTTGGCCTCTTCCAAATCTTCTTGGAATTTCACCCGGTCATAATGCAAGTCTTTCAATTTTTGGTTTTTCTCGGCTTCAATGGCTATTTGCTCTGCTGCAACTTGCTGCGAGAAGCTCACCATACCATCCGCCGCAACTTCAAACTGAATCCCATTGGCCTGCCAGGCTTTACAGAACTCTTCCTGCTCTAGTTGAGTCGAACTAGCAAACTCTGCTGTCCAATTCCGATATTTACGCTGAACCGCCTCTATTTGTGCCACAGCCTCAGTTTCAAGATCGAATTTTTCTTTTACCACCCCTGTTTTACCGATAGCGCCTAACTTAACACCTAAAGAACGCGCCGTATCTGCTGCCTCATCCCAGATGCTGTTTCGTTTCTTTACTTCTTCCTCCATAATCTTACGACGGCGCACAGAATATACAGCTTCCAGTCGAGTTACATCTTTCTGATAGGTTTCATTGGCTGCCTTGGTTTCTTCCAAAGCAGCCATTTGTTCTGTTTTCCAAATATCCAGCTGTTCGAGCTCTGTTTTGGTGGTTTGTATCCATTGGCATCGAATTTCTTTAGTTACTTGCTCCGCTTTGTCTTTCAGTTTATCCCAGGTACTCTTTCCACTACCAGCACCAGGATTAACGGGAACGACAGATTTCCCACTGCCACTCAATCCAGTAAAAGTCGTAGATAAGCCGCTGATACTTTCCTTTAGGCCCTCAACGCCGGAAGTAATTTTATTACCAATGCCATTCCACGCCGTGCTAACGCCATTAGCGGCTTGCCGTGCCTGTTCGGATGCCGCCATCGCTTCTTCTCCCGCAGTCGCCGCACCTTCGGATACACTTTGCAGCCAGCCAGCGGCAGCTTGCTGAATACCACCGCCAAAGAGATTGATCAGCGGCATGACCGCCGATAATACCTTCTCCACGCCGCTATATACCACACTTTTGAGTTCCGCCCATTTTTGTACGGTATAACTAACCGCCGCGATCCAAGTATTGGCAAACAACCCACCCAAAGGCTCCCAGGCTTGCCAGATCACCCAAGCTACTGCTCCAAGAGCCGCGCCACCCGCAATAAACGGAGCTAATGGAGCAATCGCGGTCCAAGCAGCAATGGCAAAAGAAACAAGGGCCGGAATAGCGGCAGCAGTCAAGGCACCAGCCACAACAAATATGGCCAGCGACAATTCTTTAGGTATCAATTCCCGTAAGGCGGCATTCACTCCGCTTCCTTTTATATATCCGGTAAATTGATCAAGGTAGGTGGCTAATTGCTGCATGCGGGATTTAATATCCAGCGCGCTAATCAATTGATCGCCCATTTCACGCAGAACAGCATTTACATTATCTTTTATTGTACTGAACAGGCCGGGGATTTCTTGGGATAGTCCGGCCATTCCACCTTTGAAATTGGTCTGCATTCCACTCAGTACCGCGTTAATCCCGGTGGTACTATCAATCGCTCCATTTTCCGCCAGCTTCATGGCCGTAGGAATGTCTGTTCCAATTGCCTCCGCAAGATACCGCCAGACAGGAACTCCAGCCTCAGCCAATTGCATCATTTCTTCCGCCGAGACTTTTCCTTTTGCCTGCATCTGACCAATGGCAATGGTCATTCGATTGATGCCTTCTTCGCCAAGTCCCAGCATGGCGGCAGCGTCTCCTAACGCGGCCATCATCGGTAAAATTTCTTGAGCGGTAAAACCAAACGCCAAGAGTCTCTTAGAGGCGGAAAATAACCCAGGAAGTTCAAATGGAGTTTGGGCGGCAAACTTTGCTAAATCTCCTAGGAATACTTCTGCCTGCTGACTATCTCCTAACAGTGTGGTAAACGCTCTTTTATTGGCTTGCATGTCCCCGGCCAGTTTTATGCTGGCTAATCCTAAAGCTCCCATGGCCACTGCCGCCGCGCCAAAGCCGGTAACTACGCTTTCCGACATCGCCATGGCCTCAGAGCCGAAACCCTTTCGCATGGCGCGTTTCGTACTTTCCCACTTTTTAAGAAAATCCGAGTTATCTCCACCAATGAAGATGGTCATGGAAGCATTGCCCGCCACCCATTCACCCCACTTCTGCCACCAATTTTGCTAGTTCTATCTTTACTTCATCCTGTGTTTTTTCGCTCTGCTCTTTTGTTTTAGGATCTTTTCCTAACAGCATCTCCACCGTAACCGGCTGCTTGAGGTCATACGAGGTACAGGCATTAATAATTGGCGCTACAAATCTAGCCGCCTCTATTTGCCGTTCTTGTGTCCGCCAAAGGTACCCTTCCACTAATTCTTGGAACTCTCCCGGCGTAAGCCGCCCAAACTCCCAAGGTTTGAGCGCCAGCGCGCCGTAAGCAATAGAAGCCATCCAGCTCAGCCACTCGGTTACTGTGGCTGAGCCTCGTTTCCCAGGTCACCGCTCATTTCTTCGCTTTCTGTTTCCATTTCTTCGCCCAATATCTTGGACTTTCTAACCGCTTCGCCAATTTTAACGGCAAGGTTCTCTAAGGTCCCACCGGTTTCCAAATACTCTTGCATCATTAGACCGACCCGCTGCAGGGTCAGGCCCTTCTCGGCATGTTTTAAGCCACCCCACAAAAGCACCCGGATCGCAGAAAAACCTGCTGCCATCGGATTCCCCAGTACATACAACAGCGATTTCCCGCCCATAAGTTCTTCCATATCTGCCGCTGCATTAATATCATAACGAAGTTTTCGTTCTTTACCGCCGATCGCGATATATACAGACCCTGTCATTTTCAAAGCCTCCTCTTATATAAAAATAAAAAAATAAGTGCATGAAAAATACACTTACTCTTACTATCTATACCGGTGCAACTCCTGGCGTCGTATCGCTTGATACTGGAACAGCAATAAGGCCTACACAGGTGCCATTGGCTATGGCAATATTTAGCGTAGAATCATTAGCCGCCGCTATTTTCCGGGTTAGAATAACCGCAGTTCCCACACCGCTAGTATCAAAAAGAGCAGCTACGCCACTATCTACGCTTAACGCTTCCCGTACTTTCTGCGCCACCACGGCGGCCGAATCATTCTGGGCCACTGCCACACTCAAGGTTTTCGGCGATCCACTTAATCCCACTGCGGTAATAGTAAGTGTGGCATTTCCTGCAGTTGTAACCGTACCGCTTACAACTAACGACTCTACTTGTTTCGTCCCATTTACTTCTTCCGGAGCACCACTGCCATCGAGCTTTATCTTATAGGTGGCTACCCCATCATGCGGCGCTTCTTCAGATAAATCGGTGATAGCCGCATAGCCTTGAAACTTACTGCCATCTTTGCGTACATACCGGACATGCACTAAGGTTCGGTTATAGAAGCATGACAATAAATATTGTCGAGCAACTTCCACAGTTAGCCCTGCCACATCGGTCAGCATGACAGCGTCGGCATCCATGCTCCAGCTCATAAGTCCGGGAACACTGGTTGTCCAAGCGCCGGACAATTTGTTACTGGCATCAATCACTGCCGCGGTCATGCTGAGTGTGGCCCCTCGCTGTCCTCCAATAGTAATCCAAACCGGATTTTCTGCCGTTCCCGTGTTGACCTTGAGTAAAAAGTCAACACCATCGCTGGGAAGTAAGGGCATCTCATCCCTCCTTGATGTCAATCATAGTCAATTTAAAAATAATAGTAGCTTCTCGATGTATTTCGTAACGATCCACCGTGTGATTGTCAATCGCACTCTGTACGATCTGCCAATTATCACTTACAAGCAACTTAGGATGCATAATGGCGGAAATAGCCTGATCGGCTAATTCCGCCACTTCTTTATCGCCTTGATACTCGCTAATCACCTTAATTGACGCAGTTACTACGGCCCCGGACAGAGTTTTCGTATTCCAGCTTTGGGCCGCCGTATCGGTTAACACCACAAAGGGCGCTTTCTTGCCAACCGGTACTGCGTCATATACCGCAACTTTCATAGCGGATTTCAGCCGTTCATATATTGCTTTATTTAACGGAGATACGGGTGACCGGATC